ATATTAGTTAGTTTATAGCGGTCATGCGACAATGCCAGTAAATTAGGTTCTTCGTTACAAAAAACCACTACATGGCATTTATGGAGGAGAAATTTAGTACCGCTTTCATATTTTCCAGAAAAAATAACCTGGTCTTTCAGTTTTTCTAGAACGGAATACTGGAGATACTCCATGTTTCCTCTGGGGATGTCAAATAAAAAAATAGATTTCGTTTCGTCAATTGCATGGGCCAAATCATCGCGCTTTCCAACAGACAGGACCTGTACTTCATCAGGGAATTTCTGGAGCAAGTATCGGACCATATAAGTTTTTCCTTTGTTACCTTCCGGGTCAATGTAAAAAGCAATAGTGCGATCATCCGGTTCGCTTTCTAGATCATCGGATAATTCTCGCTGCCACTGTCGTAACTCGTCTCCGAGTCCGAAGGCTGGGTGAGGGGAGAGGTGGCCAACCAGGGATAAGAGGTTTGATCGGTATCGTAAATAGAGGGCGGGGAACGCTGCGGCGACCATACGTTCTGAGGGTCGTCGAGATTGTGCGGAAACCCATTCTCGAAATAATTCGATGTCGCTTCGCTTTCCCTGCGAGTCGGGTATCGATCCGTACTCGTCAAAGTCATTTTCTTTCTTGCAATAATCCGCTGCTTGTTGCGATTTTGCTTTGGTGACTTCAAGGTGGGCGCGGGCGCAGAGATTGGTGTGGAGAAAACTGAATCGTTGAGGGGCGTCGAGGATGCAGAAGCCTTGGAGGTGGGGGGTGCCCTGCTCGCCAACCTCGCGGCCACAGATTCCATAAACGACGCGCGGTGAGTCGAGGAAGGTGGCGACTTTTGCTGATTCATCTTGGGTAGGATTGTTAATGGTAAAGCAAAAGCGACGGCTCTTTGAGGAGGACATTGTGGATCTTTGGGTTTGGGACAGAAGTGAGCTAGGTAATAGAGGGCTAGCTCACTTTTTACTTTTGGCCCAAAAATGGCGGCTTTCACTGCGTTCACATTAGGTACATTCGGTGCAATAGCAGGAGGCGACGCAGTGGAAGTGGGCACTGGACTTACTTCGCAACGTCTATATAACCGTTTCTATCGTAAGAGACATCCGTTGGGTCACACAAACCCAGGAGGCAAACGTATCAAGTCAACGGCTGGATTCACACCTACAAAACGACCGTTAGGTTCGACCGTTACACCAAGTCCGAAAAGAAGCAAGATGCCTGTTCATAGAAGTTCCACGATCCCCCATGCCATGGGCGACAAAGCACATGGTGGGAATGAAATGCACACAGAAGATGACAAGAAGATCGAGTACACGAATCTACGTGCGATCAAGCTATACTTTCACCGTATAGCATTACCCCCAGCAAGTATCGACAACTTGTCAATAAACAGACGTGACAATAATATTTTGCTTAAAGGAGTAAAGATTCATCGAGTGTTTCATGGTGTACAGACAGCAGGGACCGCTGGGGATTTTGGGTACATTGGACCCATGGTCGTTAATTGGGCGTTAATTCAGTGGAATTGCCCAATCAACATCAACAATGAGCAAGCAGAGCTAGACATGATGACTGAGTTAAAGTCTAAGTTCTTTGCAGATGCCACTGACAATGATAAATGGTGGGCACCGTTTGATGAAGGTCTTGCGGGAGGACCGTACTTAGATGCTTGGTATGATTTAAAACATATCAACGGATCCATGTGTGACAAAAACAATTACCGGATCCTAGCAAGAAAACGTAAAATGTTGTCACAATTTGCAACAATTACGGGCAATTGGGCAAATGAGGCTGTCCGATGTCCTACAACGGCAACCATTCAGCATTATTTTAAAATGCCTCAACGGATTTACTTAGAGGGTGGGGATCCCGCAACTTGGAGTCATCCGATCTATGAAATTTGGTGGGCCACGCCACAAAATCCAAACATGGCCAAGTTAGGATGGCCAACCGTGGCAGGTGGTAATGCACGTCATTACAATAGTTACAATCGCCACTGCACATATTTCAAAGAGATTCCACATTAAAAAAAACCCTTTGACTCAACCACGAGGGTGCTAACCTAACCGCTTCGCCAATTATGAGAGGAATAATTCGCTTTCAACGTCGGTTCCGTGCGTACCGTTCGTTAGGTCTTACATATGGACGGAGATACCCGAGAAGTCCTTTTGTGCGCTACTACCGCCGTGCCGGACGTCCGATGGCGCTGGGTAGGATGGTGTATAGAAGGTATAATCGGGGACGTCTTAGATATTAGTTAGTTTATAGCGGTCATGCGACAATGCCAGTAAATTAGGTTCTTCGTTACAAAAAACCACTACATGGCATTTATGGAGGAGAAATTTAGTACCGCTTTCATATTTTCCAGAAA